CAAATCATTCAATATACTCTTAACAGTATCGCTTATTTTACCAATATAGGTTTTACAAGGATCTTTAATTTCTAAATTTTGAAGAGTTGGATTAGAAACAAGAGAAAGAAATATTGCCTCTCGATTTGATTCTTGAGTTGTACTAGGAACCGCATCAACTTTAAGTGGGTTTCTTGTAAAATCTAAAGTACCCGATTTAGATTCAATTCTTACTTCTACATTTTCTCCACCTGTAATAGGAAGAGCAGATTTAATACTACCCAATCTACCTTGAGTGTCTTGATCCTTACCTGCTTCAATAGATCCACCAGCATCAACAAAAATTAAATTAGCAGTTACCTCTGGAGAATATACACTCTCAAAATAATTAAACGTAGCAGTTTTACCTGCTATATTAGCAGTCTTACCGTCTTTATTGATAACCATCCTTGTATATAAAGATGCTCTTGATGCACTACCTACTGACATTTATTACGCCTCATGTATTATGTTTTGTCTTAACAAATATGCCGTGTCTCCACTAGAACCACTACTATTTAATAGACTATTGAGATTGGTATCTTTTTTTATTGGTTGCATAGGTTGACCATAAAAATTTTCCTCTTTAAAGTTTGGATTTGCAAGTCCCAAACCAGACTGACGATTACTCATTTCATAGTATTCTTTTGGAGATATAGTTATTTCTTTATTAGGATTATCTGGATCTGGTATGGTGTATGTACTGTTTGGATCCTTTAATTTTTCAAATTCTTTATCTAATTTTTTAGATTGATTAAAGAACTTATCAGACATTTCCTTTAACTTCTTTCCATTAATTAAATCTAAACCATCTTTAACTGATTTTCTTATTGTTCTACTCTTATCCCACCATTTATTTACTTTCTTCTTTAAATTATTAGCACCTTCTTTTATTTCATCAATATTATTAAATACTGCATTTACTCCAACACCCAAACCAAGAAGTTTAAACGCATCAAATATACCACCAAGATTAATTCCTGTAGCTGCTTTTGTTATATTAGATATCCCAGATCCTATTTTTCCTATACCTTTTAATGAAGATTCTAATTTACTTTCTGCTCCTCTTTTTTTCTGAGAAGATAATAAATTCTTATTATCCCTCTTGTTTATCTTTTTAAGATTATCCAATCTCTTAGTTCTCTTCATGAGAACACTTTTAATATTAGTTACTGTTATTTTAAGTTTTTTTACTTGAGATACTGTTGACATAATTTTATCCTATTATCCCATGTATCTCTGGAGTTTTAGTCATGTGTTTATTCGCAGAATTCACAGAACTAGCATATGGTACTTGTGTTGCTTCTGGTAATGCAACTTTTTTTGCTGCTTTATTGGAAGGAACTCTTATGTCTGGTAAATCAATTTCAATTAAATTTATTCCTGGTTTTTGAGAAATTGATGAAATTAAATCATTATTATTACTCATATTCTTAAAACTATTCAAATCATTTTTTTTACCGAATAAGTTCTTGAATAATCTTTTTACCTTCTCAGTTAACATATATGACATTGATAATTCAGCAGTATTACCCATGATTGAACCAGGTGCACCTAATCCATATATTCCTGATGAAGAAGATAAATCTCTATCTACTCCTGATTTGACACCTTTATTGTTTATAATATCTTCTAGTTCTTGTTCTGTTACATTTCTACCTAATTTCTTTTCTGCCTCTTTTACTTTTTGATTTACAGCATTAGGATGTAATTTAAAGTCCTGTTTCCTGTATCGATCAATTGCAATCGCTCCTCCAACAATCGCCATTCCTGCTAAAACAGTAGGATTTAAAAAGAATGATCCAAATTTAAGTAAAGTTCCAACTCCACCAATAACATTAAGAGCAAGTATTCCCCCACCTATTAATAATATCTTATTAAAATTCTCTTCCATCCAATCAGATATATTTCCTAAGTTTGGAATAATTGCATTAATTGCAATACCAACAGCAAGAAGTTTACCAGCTTCTAATATCTTACCTAATCCCAAGGCACTCCCAGTTTTAGAAGCAAGACCAGTTATTCCAGATCCTATACCTTTTCCTATTTTTTTCTTTCCTTCTAAATTACTTTCAGCACTAGATCTTTTATCTGCAGATATCTGTGATTTTAATTCTTTATTTTCTTTTTTTTGTTCTGTAATTCTATTTGCAAAATCTAATGATAAAGCACCACCAATATCTTTAATTACTGCAGTAATTTCTGATAACTCTTCATTTAGTGTAGATACACCTCCAGATAGCATACTAATACGTTTTTCATGATTACCAATATTACTCCTATTTGTAAAGATATTATTTCTATTTGTAGCAACATCATCTGCGAGTCCCACATTAAACGATAATTGATCTTCATCAATATTCAATACCTTTCCAGGTTTAATTCCTGCTGATGGTCTGTTTATAAACGATCCTGCTCCAGCAGAAATTTTTGGTATGGACGCACCACTACCAAAAGGAGAGTTTATATTACTTACGTTTAATTTTGGTTTATTTGTTTGAAGATTAATTAGTGCCACTTTGTTGCTTTAGATTTTCTTCTTCTATGTGTTGTTGTAATAAAGTCACATACACTTCCCTTTCCCAAGGGATCATATTTTCTATCTCTGTTAAAGAGTATTTATGGTGTTGAACTAAGGCAAAATTTACTTTATAGTATGACTCAAGATTAGTGTGAGCCATACTTAGGTGAAAAAACTTGCTAGTCCCTCCAATACAACTTCAGATTCGACCTCAGTAGTTGGATTTGTTACCTTAACTTTATGAGAGAGTTTAGGCATTGTTTCAAAGAATTTTTCAATTGATTTGAACTGTTTACTATTTAACTGTTCAATAAATTCTTCTAATTCTTGTTTAGTCGAATCAGAAGCAGCCCAACTCTCCTCTTCATCATAAATCATTTCAATACATGATGTAATCATATTCAAAGATTTATTCACATCACTTTCTTCACTAGATTCAAAATTACTATCAATAAATTCGTTGAGTGATGGATACTTAAGTTTCATAGAATATTGATCATCAAGTTTAATAGTGCTTTTATGTCCTCTAGTTTTTTGAACTTTAATAGAATCAATATTAATTTCCATTTGCACTGATGTTTTATTATCATCAGGACAAACTATATTTACTTCAACAGTTTCACCAACTGACTTTGAACGAACATTTAAGAATAAGTATTCAATATCAAAAGTAGCAAGTTTAGTAACATTAACCCCTTTTGTTAAAATACATTCATCTAAAATTTGCACAACCGCATTTGATATTTGTTGAGTATCTTCAGTCTCCAACGCCATAATAAGAATTTTTTCTTCTCTAACTAAAAAGGGTCGATATTTAATCTTCTTTCCAGTTGATGGTAATGTTAGATCATAAGTTGGAGTATTAATCTTTGGTAAAGGCATAATGTGTTCACACTTCAGTAAATTTATTTATAGGGGTAATTTTAACTTCTTGTTACAATGTATCTATCATAGTTAAAGTTAACTGTAACTTTTAAAAGATCTGCTGCTCCATATGTAACAGGTAAAGATACAATTGATTTTGGGAAAGCATTTCTAAATTCATACATCAAAGTTCTTTCAATATTTTTTTCAAACTTTGTAATACTCATTGTATCACATTTATAATCATTTGGATACTTAAATCTTCTATAAAAACCAGCATTATCTAAACTAACACCATCACTATCTGCTCCACTTGAAATATAATCCATCCATCCTTCAAAAATTCTGAGTAGTGTATATTCCTGATCCACATAAAAAGTAAAATCAATATCAGTATATAAACGAGTATGAGCAAACTCTTGAGGTATACCCATAAAATTATCCTTTACTTCACCAGTTGCAAATGCACTTGCAGGTAATGATGCTTCAGAACAAAGTATCCCTGCATCTCTAGATAAAAATACTTTAGCATTATCAAGACCTATTCCCTCAAGATAATCAGTTATTGTAGGTTTCAATGCTGAAAAATGAACTTGGTATTGATTTGTTAACGACAGTTTGCCAAGTTTCTCCTTGACATCTTGCATCGTTATCCTATTTACTATTCCTGCCACTCTAAATACCTTATACGAGTCTTATATTATTTCTATTTAGATGGCTTATAAGGGAAAATTCAGACCTAGAGTTCCAACGAAGTATAAAGGTGATTATACTAATATCATATATCGTTCTTTATGGGAACTAAAGTTTATGAAATATTGTGATAGTAATCAGAATATTTTAGAATGGGGAAGTGAAGAATTTTTCATTCGTTATATATCTCCCATAGATAATCGTGCTCATAGATACTTTCCAGACTTCTATATCAAAGTTAGAGAGAACACTGGACAAATTAAAAAATATGTAATTGAAATAAAACCAAAGAAGCAATGCATTGAACCTAAAGTACAAAAGACAAAAACAAAAGCATATGTTCGTGAAGTATGTGAATATGTAAAAAATCAAGCAAAATGGGAAGCAGCATCAGAATATTGTAAGGATCGTAAATTAGAATTTAAAGTCTTAACAGAGAACGAACTAGGTATTAAGTAATGGATAGAATTGCAGAAATATCAGATAATTTAATTGGAGTTGAAAGTCCTGATGACTTAATGCTAGAAATACTAGAAGCACTACCCGAAGCAGAAGGGTCTCCTGAAGCAGGAAACTATTATACTTTTGTATATCAACCAAAAACTGCTGGTATTAGATATGATGAATTTCCTCTGGTTGCAGTCACAGATGTTTTTAATTGGGGTTTCAAAGGATTGAATTTTCATTGGGGAAATGTGAGACAATACACATGGCAGGAGATGATTGGAAATCTACATATTGTGTCTTCAGAAGAGATAGAATCTTTACGTTCTATTCCGTATGGAAAAATACGTCTAAATAGTTAAAATTAATATATAAGGTCGATAAATGGGAAGACAGACAGGAGCACAAAGGAGAGCTGAATATAATAGAAAACGAAAGTTAAGAAATCAACCAGCATTAACTAATGATATGTCTTTAACTGAAAAAGACAAACAAAATGCTGCT